TTAGGTCCAGCATCAACAATTCCTTGTATCTTATTTGTTCCTAGTGCCGAGTCGAAGTATCGCAGTGCCGACGTGTATCCCGAGAATCCACCGTTCATTGATACGAACACGTCACCATAATTCTGCTTCGGAACACTCTTCAACATATGGCGTTTCGTAAGAGTTCCATTTATGTACACGTCAAGCTGATGTTGGTTGCTTACTCTAATTATTACATTTACCCATTTGTTCAATGGAAGATCCTTCACGACAACTTCTTCGTTAATCGTGTTGAAAGTGTTCATAATAACAACTAAATTGTTCGTCTTCGGGGCAATGTAAAGTCCTGGTCCGTTATTGGGGAAATTGAGCCCAGTTGGCTCTGTGGTGATGTTAATGTCGTCGTTGCCTTTGTGGAAAACATGCTTATACTCATTCTGCTTGTATGTGAAATCATCGACATATATCCACACCGACCATGTAAATTCAAGACCTTCAGCGTCATTCACTGAACGTACGATTGGAATGGCTCCACTGCTTGAAGGGTCTTGGGGGATGCGTATCATCTGCTTTGCGTCCATCATTCCATTTACGAGAATAGGGTTCGGAGACGGGGTAAAAATCCAACCGAGAAGCGATGCCCCTAAACGTAGAGCCATTACGAATAATATAAGCACAAGAAGCAAAAACGCAAATTTTGCAACATTGCTATTTGACCTTAAAAATTCACCTGTGCCCTCCAAATATTTTTTAGATGAGAAATTGCCAAAACCACCTGGTCCTTCTGATACTCTTCCAAATTGAGAACTCATATCTATATATTATACTAGAGAAATTTAGATATGAATTTAGATATGAATTTATATTTCAAAACTGCCTTGTTCTTGATTGTCTTGAAGGAATGATACTTTAACTCTGTATTTATTGAACATATTACCTAAAACATTACCACCGTATCCGGCTTTGTAAATGTTATATGCTTGCTGAGGGTTCGTTGCCGCCGCCCAGTACTGGAAATTTGACGTAAATCCACTGAAGCCGCCCATAGGTGTAACTAGTATGTCGGCATCGGGATTGACCTGAGCAACACCTGGTAGCACACATGTGCGCACGAGTTTGCCATCAATATAAACATCAAGAGTTCGTCCGTAAAGACTAACAATTAGATTGACCCATTTTTGAAGTGGAACGTTTCGAACATTACATTTATGTACTAGGGGTGTGTTTCCTGTAGATCCTGTTGATGGGTCTTGTGAATAACAGCTCACTGAGATCTGGAGGTTGTTTTCTATAGCGCCTAAACTAATCGACGGACTTGGGTTTTTGTCGGCATCGAGTCGTCCAAGAAGAATCTTAGGCTCCCCGAATCGGTAGTTCCAGTCGTCAATATAGAACCACGTGGAATATGTGTAATTGCTTGTATTGTTGTTGCTTGGCAACGAACTCGCAGGAATCACCGACGATGTCTTTCCATCGCTCATCGACGTAAGTTGCGTAGAGGTCTTAAAGAACCAATTAACAATAATATAAAGTATTACGAGGCATACCAACACAATTAGAACGGATTGAACAATTCCCATTTTATATATTATACAACTATAAATTATCTAAAGTAAAGGTGGATTTTTGTCTCTCAACATACGATACGCGAGTGTGATGGCACCTTTTGACAGTATGCGGTCGTAGTACATAACATTACATATACCTCCTTCAATTCCACCATTAGCTCCTGAAGTTATGTTTTCATACGTCATGTAAGGAGCAATATTCGGACGAGATGCGACGAGCTTTCCATTCAAAAATACGTCCATGTTGCCACCGTCGTAATTGATTACAAAATTGTTCCATTTCTGATAAGCTATGTCCGTCGTTTTGTAGATTTCAACCAAGTTTTTTTTTCCAGTTGTAGCCATTATACGAAGTTCGTTCTTCAGTCCATTGAATTGAATTTGCGGTTTGTCGCCATAGTTCAGTAATGAAGTAAACTTGGTATATGCTGAACTTGTATTTGGTGGTTGCGGATTAATATATATCCAGGAAGAGAGAGAATAATGATAATTGAATTTACTATCATCAGTAGAACCCGCATGAAGGTTTTCAAAATTACCTAAAGTGTGTTCGTTGTTCAAGTATACAGGTTCCTTTAAGAGTTGCGTCCCATCATGTGTTGCTAATGCGTTCACTATCTTCGGTACAACAATACGCAGTGCGATCAATGCTATCTCTACAGCAAGAAGAATCCATATGGGCTTGGTGGTTATACGATACTGTTCGCTAATGAAGTCAATAAAATTTATCAGAAAACATGGAACGTACATCACCAGACGACCGAGTAGTGAGAGCATCGACTTCGGGTCCTTTTTCCCTGCGCCTATGAGCGGTTTAAGCAATAAATATACTATTCCTATGCCACCTATTATCAAAGATAGATTCATTGCGTACGTCAAAAGTATTGTTAGTGAATTTACATTTTTGAATAACCAGAAGATGGCAAGAGCCAGACATAGAAGAGCTGCTATTGAAATCAGTGTTCCACCTACCTTCATAAGGAACGCACCAATAGTAGGAGTATCTTTGAAAAGAAGAATTCTTTCTTTGATAAAGTAGAAGCTTACTAACATGACGAAACCGGTAAGAAGGAAGAATAAATTAGTCTGTGCTGGATAATTCGTAGCTACATGAAGAATATCCCACTTGTAGGCTAGGAGTATAAGCACTATAAATACTGCTAATTCGGCTGCCATAAAATACTTCGAATTACTTGTAAGTTTAGTTCCCGCATTTTCTATTTTACTTATGACTGACATAGTATAATAGAATACAATTAGAATATAATTTTAGAGGTTTTCGCTTGCTGTCTTTTGTCCGTGGCAGTCTCGACATAATGCGACTAAATTGTCTATGTGGTTGCTTCCTCCTCTGTCTAACCTTACTACATGATCGACTTCGTACCATGCTGGTAATTGTTTTTTACACGCGCCACATTTCCACCCCTGTTCCGCTGCCACGTATTTCTTTTTGGTTTCGCTCACGCAGCGTTTTGTGCCTTTCTTGCCTGAGTTCATCATTCTTTTTTGTTGCGGCGGAAGGTCAGGTCCTCCCCCCGCACCATGATAATCTGTAAACATAGAAGACTTTGACATGGCAAAGAATGGTTTAAGAAGGTCACCTGCGTCTTTGTCAATAGGCATGTACTTGATCATTCCATTTGCATGTTTAAATAAACTTCGAGTGTGAGATGGGTATTTCTTCAAAAATAGATAGAATGAAAGTCCTATGAATGCGATGCCTGCCATTTGGTAATATTTTTTCCAAGATTTCATGATCAGGACATATTTTCCATCGTAATATGTATTCGCTACAAAAAATGCTGTCATTCCAAAAATAAGTAATTCAAACTTCATAATATATTATTGGCATATTAAAAACTCGAGATAACTCGCTCAAATTTCCCATTCAGTAGTAAGAATGATTATTTGTTGTATAAATACGCTCCAGCAATCCCAATGATTCCAACGAATCCAATGAAAGCTATTTTCTCTCGCCTACGTCTTTGTACTTCGTCCTTGACTTCTTTTGGTCGATAAAGTTCATAGTAGGCGACCATCGCTTCATCCATTGGCATCTCAGGTTTTCCGAGAGCAATATTTATTTTATTATGTATGAAGTTCATCCACTTTATGAAAGATGCACGTGAATCAAGATAAGGTGTAACTGGGTATTTGTCGAGAAATTTACTAAAGTTATTTCCAATTTCAGGCACTGGAATAAACAATGGCAAATTTTGTATAAGGTCGTAGTATTTTTTCTTAGTGACGTCATTTGGTCTTTGTGGATAGGTTAGAGCTATCGTATGTAAAACAAACCAGTAGTAGGGTCCCCATATTTTCGGATCTAAAGCCATTACAATAAATGATATAAAAAGATAGAGGAAATAACCAATAGCGATGTCTAAATCATATAATTTCTGTAATAATTGTGGAAAGACAGGACATGCATTTCACCAATGCAAACATCCTATTACTAGCATAGGTATTATAACGTTTCGTGCAAACGCTGAAGGTATTCAATATTTGCTCATAAGACGGAAAGACTCACTTGGATATGTGGATTTTATGCGAGGAAAATATCCGTTATATAACAAAATGTATTTACGTAACATTTTTGATGCGATGACGGTAGGAGAGAAGATTCGTATATTGGAAGTTGATTTCAATACACTATGGTCCGAATTGTGGGGCGGCAACATCGGCATTCAATATAGAGGTGAAGAAAAGACTTCAAGGGAAAAATTTGAGTCATTAAAACTTGGAATTTCAAGCGGTGGTCTCGAGTTCAACACGAGTTCCTTAGTAAGTGAATCTGAAACCCGTTGGACTGAAACAGAATGGGGTTTC